TCTGTAGATAAAGCTTCAACATTCATAACTAAAATATGTAAAGCAGTTTCTATTTCAAACAAAGATTCTAATTTTTCTTGTTGTCCTTTTGTAATATTAGCTTGCCACAATACAGACACATTCTCTATATGATCTGCTAAGTGTGTAGGTAATTCTTGTTCGTACCAAGTTTTAACAACACCTTTTGGTGCAATAATTAAAGCACCATCAATCTTGCCTTTGTCATATAACATAGCAACATTATCTATTAATACTTTTGTTTTACCTGTACCCATTTCCATAAAATAGGCAAAGTTTTCTTTGTTCCACGATTTTTCCAATGCAGTTAATTGATGTGCATAAGGTTTAGTTTTAAATTTATAATTCATATTCTCTTTCTATGTAAGCGGGTCCAGGGGCGTATTAGAAGAAGGTACAAGCCACAACTTCAGAAAGATACGCCTAGGAAGATCGTCATTCACTCCTAACCCATTGAAAAGTTTTTAATAAAGTTGACTAAAAATTATTTACTAACTTTCTATTGACAATATAGTGATTGCACATTATATGTCAAGTCATAATGTTAGAAAGAAAAGTTTACGTAATACAAGAAATACCAGGAAGCAAAGCAGGTACTCCTAAAATAAATATTATGGGTGCAGCTGCTTATTCTACAACTAATGATTTTATTTTTTTATTACCAGAGTTTTCTCAAATGATTTTTTCTCCTGGTCCATTAATTTTTAAATTAAGAAAAGGTTTAAGAAATTATAAACCAGAAGATTATTTATTGTTGACAGGAGATCCTGCAATCATTGGTGTTGCATGTTCTATTGTATCTGATATTACAAACGGTAAATACAATGTATTGAAGTGGGATAAACAAGAAAGAAAATATTATCCTATTGAGATTAATCTATACGAGAAAGGAGAAATAGATGACAATTGATTTTGAAAAAGATCAACAAGATGCAATGAGTAAAACTGAAAATATTCAGTCTCTTGCAGATCAAGTTGCAATGTTGGAGGGCTTACATAAAAGAATAGAGACAAGTGAGAACAACATTAAAGATTTAAAAAAAGAATACCAACGTATATCAGGTGAGGTTATACCCACTATGATGTCCGAAATGGGTTTAGCAGAATTAAAACTTTCAGATGGATCACATCTTAAAGTTTCAACGTCGTATCGTGCTACTATTACAGAAGCAAATAAAGAAGCGGCGTTTAACTGGCTTCGGGACAATGGACTAGGTGATATTATTAAGAACGAGATCTTGGTATCATTTGGTCGTAACGAGGATAACAAGGCAGCAACTTATGCTGAACTTGCGAAGGGTCAAGGGTTTCAACCGACACAAAAGATGAAGGTTGAGCCCATGACTCTGAAAGCGCTAGTCCGTGAGCGTATTGAGGCAGGTCAAGAAATGCCAACGGAAATCTTTGGGGTATTCTCAGAGAATAAAACAACTATAAAAAGGAACAAGTAACATGAACGATGTAACAACTAAAAAAGAAGGAGCGTTAGCTACAAATTTATTTGAAGCTGATGCACAACAAGGAGCCCAGAATATTTCGCAAGAAGACCTTGCGTTACCATTCTTAAAAATTTTGGGTCAACTATCTCCAGAGGTAAACAAAAGAGATGGTAAATATGTCGAAGGCGCAGAACCTGGCAAGATAATGAACACAGTAACAAATCAATTGTACGATTCAATAGAGGTTGTACCGTGTCATTACAAAAGACAATATGTTGAATGGCAAGATAGAGGTACCAGTACCGGTGCACCTGTTGCAATTCATGATGCAGATAGTGATATCGTTAGTCAAACGACTAGAGATAAATCATACAAAGATAGATTATCTAATGGTAACTATTTAGAAAATACTGCTAATCATTTTGTACTTGTAGTAGGCGATAGCCCAGAATCTGCATTGATTTCTATGAAGTCTACTCAACTTAAAGTTAGTAGAAAATGGAACTCAATGATGATGGGTTTAAAACTACAAGGTGCTAACGGTTTATTTACACCGCCAACTTATAGCCACATTTATAAACTATCTACAGTTCAAATGTCTAATGACAAAGGAACTTGGTTTGGTTGGGATGTTTCTAAAGTTGGTCCTGTCAAAGATAAATCTATCTATGATATGGCTAAAAGCTTTGCAGTCAGTGTTGGCAAAGGCGAAGTAGAAGCTAAACCTGAAACTAAAGAAGCTAAAAAAGAATTTAGTTTATAATTTCCTGCAGGATGGGCGGAGAAGCGAGAGTGGATACCGCCCACTCTAAATTAATAAAAATATTAAATGAATAAAGAACCTATAAATTATATAGATTGGTTAGAGTTGGGAAGGGTAATTATACCCTGTCTCAAGGGTACTCCTAAAGTAAAGAAGTATACCGACCCAAATTTTAAAATAGAGAAAGATATATGGAACAGGGATCACGAAACAGCAGAGATAGCATTAAGATTAGATCACGATGTCGATTTAGACATAGATAACGAATTTGTAAAAAGATTTATTAATTATTACGTCAAAGATTGTGGTGCAATTTTTGGACGAGAAGGTAATCCAACAAGTCATTACCTTTGGACTAACAGAAATCAAATACCTTTTAAACAATTTAAATTACCAGATGAATTTGAAAAAGACTTTAAAGATTTTCCACATGGTTCAATGATATGTGAACTACGTACTGAAAAAAAAAGATACACTATAGTTCCAGGTTCTTTGCATAGTAAATCAAAAACAAATGTAAGATGGGAAAAGTTTGAAGAGATAAGAGAATATCAAGGAAACTTATCTATAGATGTAGGTAAAGTTGCTTTATCTGCGGCACTTACAATTATATATCCTAGCACAGGAGCTAGAGATGATTATTGCACTGCGATTGCAGGAATTTTAGTTAAACATTCAGATTGGACGGACGAAGAAATAAATAATTTTGTATCTCGGATCGCGGAACACGCAGACGATGAAGACTTAGCAAAAAGATTAAAGAAAGGAAGTTCAAGTAGAAGCACAGCTAAAAAATTTGGAATAAATAAAATTCACGAAATTACAGGTTACAGTCATAAAAACATAACAGGTTTATTTAATTGGATAGGTCTATTTAAAGATGCATCTTTACAGGTATCAAAAGATACTATTGAAAAAATAGAAGAGTATGGAGCAAACAGATATTACGTACATTTAAATGTACCAGAAAAAAATGTAGATGGAGTTGGTTTAAAAACAATTAAAAAAAAGATTTGGATTGATGGTGAATCACTTATGAATTTAAAATTGTTTTGTGACATTGCTATGAGTCAAGCAAAGGTATGGATACCTAAAATGACACCAAAAGAATTTGAAGAAATAATGATGGCTAAATTTTATAACAGAGAACAATCAAAAGAATATGTAAAAGAAGCAGAAGAAGACTCACAGTTTAAAATGTTTTTTTTAGATTATTTAGATACGAAAGGTGTTTATACAGATAAGGAACAGTTAGCTGTTTACAAATTACCTTATTATAATCAAGAAAAGAGAACAATAGAATTTGATTTAAATAACTTTGAAAAAGAATTAATTAAAAATAGAATAAATCTAAAAAGACCTGATCTTGTTCAGAAAGTTCAAACTATTTTAAAAGGTACAAGAGATAGAGGTAAATACAAAAGTAAATCTTGTGTTGCCTGGGTAATAAAAGGAGAAGAAATAGAAGATAATAAATTAATATGGGAAGGAGAATCTGTCTATATTGGAGACAGTGCAGGTGATGAATAGTTTAAAGATTCCAAATTTTATTCCAGGTCCTCCTGGTACAGGTAAAACTCACAAATGGTTAAAAAACAAATATGCTGGTTTTTTAAAACAATATCCTTGGGATAGAATTGTAATTTTATCTCATACAAACACAGCAGCTGATGAAATTATAAAAGCCGTAAACAAATTACCAGAACTGGAGAATATACCAGACACAAATTTACAAGATCAAATATGTACAATTCACTCTTATTTTAAAGGAGAATATTTAAATATAAAAAAATATGAGCGGGAAGACCACAAAGCTTTTTGTAAAGATAATTCAGGAATGAATATTGTAAAAAAAAGTACTCCTTGGGATAAACATCCTCTTTATGAGTTTATTTCTCACGCTCATGGTAAAGGTTATGATTTAACTTCCGAAGAAGAACTTGAAAAGTATTGGGCTCTTTGTGAAAGGTCTCGTTATCAAAACTACCGTCTTCAAGGACCAGGTGGACTTTTAAAGTTAAAAGAAAAATATGATGAATACAGAAATGATCCGGAACATAAAAGAATATCTTTTGTAGACATGATAGATAATTTTAGATTTAGTGCAGCTATACCTACTGATATAGATGTTTTGATAGTAGATGAAGCACAAGACTGTAGTAAACCTCAGATAGCTGCTTTACAAAAAGCAGCCACACATGCGAAAGAATTTATTTTTATAGGTGATGCTGATCAAACTATTCACGAATATGCAGGATCAGATCCTGAATATTTCTATCAATTAGCTAACACAGAACAAGCAAAGGCTAATGAACTTACTGAAGGTTTAAGATGTGGTCAAACGATTAACAAAATATGTAGAAATATTATTGCACCTGTGTGGGAAGCATACGGTCGATTCTCAGAAAGAACTTGGACTCCAACTGATGTTGTTGGAAAATCATATTATATACCTGGATTAAATCAAGGGTGTAAAGCAAAAGATGTTTTAATTAATAAAATTTTAAATACAGATGAAACATTTTTATTTACCTACAGAGGTAAGCCTACTCATGAACGTATAAATGAATTTCTTCAAAATAATGGAATAGATTATAAAATGGTATCGGGTAGTGCTCATGTATCTAGAGAACATTTTAGTTGTTTTAAAAATTGGAATACTTTTATGAATGATAAAGTTTCTAAACAACAGATAAAAGAATACTGGAAGTTAATGGGATCAAAAGTAAAAGTTAATGGTCAAGGTGATGTCGATAAACTTAAACCTTTAATTGATAGAGAATATAATGTTCAGGAACTTATACATGCAGGTTATTTAAAACCAGAAGTAAAACAATTTGAAAGATTCTCTCAACTTTTAAACCATGAAGCTCTTTCTAAAAATGAAAAATTAATTGGAAAGATACCTTACATTAATAAAGTTTTAACTAATGGCATGGACACAACTAAAAAACCAAGAGTACAACACGATACAATACATAAAGTGAAAGGATTAACTTTTGATAATATAATAGTAGATTTATCAACATACCATTCAGAAGCTAAAGGCTTTGAAGCAACAAGACTAGCTTATGTTGCTTATAGTAGAGGGAGAATAGATTGTTGGACTATAGGATCATCTGCTCCTTATTCTTTAGCAAAAATACAAAAAAATTGGAGAGAAATTTTAGAACTTTAAAAGGAGGAAACATGACAGACAAAAGTATATTTAAAGGAATGGGTTATAAATCACTAGACAAGCAGCACGGCGGGAATCACTACAAACAATTTAGCATACAACCTGCAGAGTTTATAAATGAAAATAAATTTTTATTTGCAGAAGGTAACGCTATAAAGTATATTTGTAGGCATTCTATGAAAGGAAAAGAAGAAGATATTAAGAAAGCAATACACTATTTAGAAATGATATTAGAAAGGGATTACAATGTGTAAACATCCAATTGATCTAGACTTAGAAGGTGTAGATACAGTAGCTATTGATATAGAAACTTACGATCCAAATCTTAAAACAAAAGGTCTAGGTGCAATTAGACAAGATGGTTTTATTACAGGGGTAGCTGTAGCTACCGGTAAAGACACAGTTTATTTTTCTTTAAAACATAGTGACGATAATAATACAGAAGAAGAATTAGAGGAGTTTTGGAATCAAATGAATACAAAACTTTTACAAAACGATAAGATTGCAAAGGTATTTCATAACGCAATCTATGATGTTTGTTGGTTAAGAGCAACAACAGGCAAGATGTTAAAAGGAAGATTGTTGGATACAATGGTAGCTGCTTCTGTAATTGATGAAAACAGATTTAAATATGGATTAGATGCTTTGGCTAAAGATTTTCTTGGTGAAAACAAATACAAGTATGACTTACAAGAAAAAACTTTTGATTGGTCTGGTGGTTTTCAAAAAGATCCAATGTCTAACATGCACAAACTACCTTCTAGTGTAGTAAAAGATTATGCAAAACAAGACGTAGACTTAACTTTAAAATTGTGGAATTTATTTAATAAAAAATTAGATGAAGTATTATACATAAAACCAGAAGACAATAAAGAGTATACATGTAGAAATATATTTGAATTAGAAACAAGATTATTTCCTTGTCTAGTTGACATGAAATTTACAGGAGTTAGGATAGATACCCAAAAACTTGAACACTTTGGTAAAAGATTAAAAAGATGTAGAGATAAAATAATTAAATTTATTAAAACAAAAACAGGTGTTGAAGTACAGTTGTGGGCAGCAACTTCTATAAAACAATTACTAGATAATAGAAAGATAACAAACTTTGAAAAGACTGCTAAGTCAGGAATGCCTAAACTTCCAAAAGATTATTTGAGAACTCACGAAGATAGATTTTTAAGATTAGTATCTAAAGCAAGAGAGTATGACAAAGCTTTGAATACTTTTGTAGAGGGTTTAAAAGGTTATGTTCATGAAGGTAGAATTCATGCAGATATAAATCAAATTAGAGGAGACGGTGGAGGGACTGTAACCGGTAGATTCTCAATGAGCAACCCTAACTTACAGCAGATTCCATCTAAAGGTTTTATAGGAAAGAAGATGAGAGAGCTATTTATCCCTGAGGAAGGCCATAGATGGGGTAGTTTTGACTATTCTCAGCAAGAACCGAGGATTGTGGTACATTACGCAATAAAGAAGATAATGAACGAAAAAGAGGGTGAAGAATTAAAAAAACAATTTGATGATTCTGAAGCAGACTTTCACCAGATAGTAGCTGATATGGCTAATATATCTAGAAAACAAGCTAAGACAATTAACTTAGGTTTATTCTATGGTATGGGTAAAGGTAAACTAGCAGCAGAGTTAAATTTAGATACAGCTCAAGCAAAAACTTTGTTTGATACTTACCATAGAAAAGTCCCTTTTGTTAAAAAGTTATCAGATGGTTTGATGGAGTTTGCTAAAAATAATAAATTAATTTTTACTCTTGAAGATAGGTTTTGTAGATTTGATAAATATGAAAGTGTTAATAAAAGATGGAACAATAAGATACGTAAGTTTGAAGAATGGGATCCTAAAGCTAAAGAAATAAAACAAGAAGATGGTACAATTAAATATGAGGGAGAACATGTTACTCCTAAATTACTATCAAAAAAAGAAGCTTGGGATAGATTTAAATTACAATTTAATGAAAAATCTGAAAAGAAAATTGAACAGTTTACAGAAAAAGAAAGACAGTTTTGGTTTAGAGAATATTTTACTCCTGCTTTTACTTACAAAGCTTTGAATAGATTGATACAGGGATCAGCTGCAGATATGACAAAAAAGGCAATGGTCTTGTTATATGAAAAAGGTATAGTTCCTCACATCCAGATACACGATGAGCTTTGTGTATCAATCAAGGACCAAGCAACACGGACCACGGTTCAAAAAACAATGGAGACAGCAATACCTTTAATGGTCAAGAACAAGGTAGACTATGAATCTGGACCAAACTGGGGTAATATAGATGAGGAATAATTATGGCTTATTTAAATGCAAACATACCGGCAACTTATGCACAAATAAAAAGAGAATATTTATATGATTGTAAAAAACATCATGGAGAAGTTGAAGACTGCATTGTGTTTGGTCTTAGCGCTCTTACAGGTCGCAGTATATTATTTCATGCTATTATGGAAAACGGTGCAATATTTTATCGCCTACCAATTAGCGCGTTTATTCAACAGGGATTTGAACCATCCAGAGTGCCCGCAAGACGACTTGATGAACTACAGCTCTGGA